GCTCATATTGTATTTATAATGTATGTAGTTTACTCAAAAATTTCTACCTTGTGTAAATTATCACGCAATACTCCACAGGTTTTCTTGCATTTTTTTAAAGGTTGACTACTCCATTTTTCCTCTACTGTTTCAAAAAATAAACTTTCTGTTGCTTGCGAAAGTTTTGTATTAGTAATATTTGGTATTCCTACTTGTTCTTGTAATTCTAAAATTTGTTTATTTAAAGAACGATCTGTGTTGTAATGATATGCTGTATTACAACATGGGTATACTCTACCGTCTGCAGCTATGTATACACTACTTTCTTTCTTTGCATAACAGGCAATCTTACCTGTCCATTCTTTTGTAGTTTGTATGCGATTAGGATTCTTTGCTGTGAATCCGTCCTCTTCAACTTTTGCCTCGTACAGCCTGTATATTTCTTGATTATTTTTATTAACAACAGACAAGTAATCTTTTTCAAATCTATTTGTTTTAATCTTCTCAAACTTTTTAAATCCTAGCTTTTTTGCAAGCTCTGCTGCTTCGTCAACTTGATGCTTGTTATGTTCAAATATAATATACTTCCAAGTAGCACTGCCGCCAGCATCTATATATGCTTGTGCATTTTCTATAAGTTTATCCCATTTTACATGCCTACGATAGAGATGATTTGTGTCTGCAAGGCCATCTATACCAAATACTACATGCATCTTATCACCTGCTGTTTCTGCAAGAGAACGCCAATAGTCAGGCTTTCTAGCGCCACCATTAGTCATCATTAGGATAGGCTTGTTGTATTGTTCTATCCATCTTTCTACAACAAGATGCAGATCAGGATGTACACACGGATCACCATAGTTACCACATAGCGTAAGTTTGTTTGCAGGTAAGTCTATATTGTCAAACCAGTTTACATCAAAGTCTGTTTTAATTAGATTAGGATGATCCACATCACCATTTAAGTTTCTCATACACATTGGACATGCAGCATTACACTTAGTCGTTAGTTCTATATGTATGTGACTTAAAGGCAGAGAATAAAACATTATGCGAACCATTCCTTTGGTAAAATATTAAGCATTTGTTCATAAGTTAAATCAAAGGTAACACTAAGCAATACTCTAGGACGATCACTGTTATTGGCAAATCCATGAGGTGTTTTTGTACTAAACAGAACAGGCTTCTCTAAATTATAATAATCAAACTTATCCACCTCTTCATAAAAAAATCCAGTAGGACCTTTAGTGTTATCTACTGTGTGTCCATCTTTATAATTTAGATGTTCTTTTCTTTTGTAAGTTTTTAATAAGTGTGTTTTACCTGTCAAAAAATAACTATTTTCATGATCCATATCAATAGGTATATTCATTGCACTCCAGCGACCCCTATCTAAGTGAGGACCGTTTGCTGTATGCGGTGGATTACTATAATATTCTAGTGTGCGGGTTTCTTTCGGAAATTTTTCAAATATAGGATGACTACTTCTTAAATGATGATGCCACATAGCGCCAGGACTAGCTTCTATTTCGTTTTGCCAATCACCTTCATCCCAAATAGACTTTAGTTCGTCTAATAAATCTTGTGGAAAGTTTTCCAATATTGTAAATGTCATTTCTACTCCTTAAATTGTGCGGCGAAAGGATCAAACTCTACTCCGCATTTCATACTGCAAACTTTTAGTTTGCCATTATTACATCCTTGTATATTCCAGCTATCTTGTATCTTATTAAAAATACCATTTGCAAAAACATGTTCTAGTCCTTGCTTTGCACTTATAGATTCTTTGTCACCTATAAAATCCCATATCTGTTCTACTTTAGGATCTTTATGCCACCATTTATACATACGCCCAGCAGTCCAACAACATGGCAACGCTAGTCCTTCTGCTGTAATATATATTTCGCCTTTGTCTTTTACTTTACAGTTAATAGGTACTACATCATAATAAGCATCCATACTACCGTATTTGTTGATTAGTAGTTCTTGTTTGCTTAACTCTTTATTTTGATATTTTGCATCTGGTTTTTTAAGTTCTGCTGATTTATTACCTTTACGATCAACTGCTTGATGCGAATCTTTCTTTTCGCTACTAGCATTTATAAATCTTCCTGTTTTTTTAGCAACAAATTTTTCAAATCCTATTTTTTTTGCAATACGTTCAGCAGTTTCAACTTGATGCTGATTGTGTTCAAATATAAGAAAATCCCAACGTGCTCTACCACCTGCGTTTATAAATGCTTTTGCATTACGTTCTACATTATCCCAAACAACACCTTGACGGTAAATGTGGTTAGTATCTTTTAACCCGTCTACACTGAAAATGACTGACCCCATTCTGCCAAAGACGTTAGCTAACTCTTGCCACCATTCAACACTTTTTGCTCCTGCATTAGTATTCATACTTAACCACATATTAGGGTTATGCTCTCTAAAGTAACGGAATATTTCTAGTGTGTCTCTGGCAACAATAGGATCGCCTAAGTTACCACACATATACATTGTTTTTAATTGCTTTATAAACTTAGGAGAAAATATATTCTTACAGTCTTCAAGCGTAAGCTCACTGAGATCAATATGCGGGTTTATTCCTTCACCGTTCATATTACGATCACACATAGGACAACTAGCTTGACAGTTTTGTGTCACTTCAAGATGGATGCTTTTTATATTTTCAAGTGCGTACATATGTCCTCCGCTAGTCTAGTATGGCATTCTAAGTTAGGATGTCCGCACTCAGTAATTATTCTTTTTTCGTTATCTTCAAGATCTGAACCTAGATCAAATACACAAAGTTCATTTACTTGATCTATTATTTTTTGTATAGGTTGTCTATTTGTGCGATTTGTGGCTTGCATCCAATTTGCCGTTTTAGTTCCTAATAATTCAACATTATTATCTTTACAAAAATTTATCATTCCTAACAAAGCATTTAGTTCTAAACACATAGTTTGTGTATCATTAAAATGGGAAAACCAGTTTCTTAAATATGACCTATACGCTCCTGAAACATCAACGTGACCATAAGTTAAACTTTGTGATCCTGTCTTAGGATATAAAATCCTATTGAGATTTGTAGGACAAAATATAACTGTTTTAATATCGTGTTCTATTACTGCTTCTACTATACGCATACTTATAGCTTGATTACTACTGCCTCCTGCAGCTCTTGAATACAGCTCAACGCCTTTTTTTCTAAGCTGAGATACAACATTGTTTTCTTCTATAACTTCTATGTGCAGATCCATAAGTTTAGTAGATTTTTGTCTAATATTATTCATTTTAAGATTTGCTCGGCTAATTTCACCGTTCATAAATCTTTCTTTAGTTTCATGACCAGTATAAAATTGAGTAAATCCGTATATATCCTGTTCAATTCCACTACCATACATACAACTATCGCCATCTATATAAATCATACAGCCTCCTTGGGTATTCTAATATCTGGTACACATGCGCAAAACTCTGTATCACATATAAGCGGTTCAATCTTTTTATCTAACTTTCCGTTTGCTATATTACCTAATTTATTTCTTTTAGCAGTAGTACACTGTGCGCCATACACATTACCATCATGCCATACAACTAATCGATGTGTTCCTGCATAGCATTTCCATCCTCGAAACTTGTGCATATTTTTTGAGATCATTTCATACATATAAAACACAGGTTTTTCTTCACCGTCTATCAATATGTTTACTGCTGTAGTGCGAGTTTCATCTTTTACCGCAGGACTATTTTTGTCGTAATCAAAAGTTTTAATCCAATCTAGTACTTCGTTATCATATGTACATGCTTCGTTATTACCATTCCATCTACGTGTTATAGGTTTAACTACAATTTTACAATATAAATCTTCATTAGAAAGAATTTCTGCAAAATGTCGACCTTTTTTAACTGAGTTTTCATCTAACATCATTAAGACTGTAACTCTACAATGAGGGCCGATAATCCTAATAACTTCTTTGATATGATCTACATCTGCATATTCTAAATGAACACTAATTGCAATTTGTGTCAGTGGAGTATTATCAATAAACCTGCGCCACCAACGTAATGTCCTACTACCGTTTGTAACTATAGCTTTTTTATAACTAGGATCTAACCTATTAAAAAATTCACTAAGTTTTGGCCATATAGTTGGCTCGCCGCCACTAAGTGTTAACATTTTAGCATTAGGGTTAACATCTGTGTGTATGTACTGCCAAAAGTCTAAACTTTTTTCTAAATCAGGCCAGCCCGATGAACCCCCGTATAGTTTTGGGTCGCAATAGTTACAAGTATAGTTACACACATTACTTAGTACCCATTCAGCATGCATACTATCTGGTCTGTCGTTAGTCAGATGTTTCATTTAATACCAATTTTACTTCTTTTCCTGGGCCAACTTTGCTTGGCAAGTCACCATATTGCTCTACATACCAATCAATTACAGCCTTATACCAATTTTGGCTATTATGGTGTGCTAGTTTGTTAAACTGATAAATGTTATTATTAGTCGCTTGCATAGTACTTAGTGCCCTAGCACTTTCTTGCTGTAACTTTCTGACTGATAAATTATTTAAATCCAATTAACATATACCTCTTGTATTTGGGCAACTTTAGTTCGCCGCTATATAAAATATTTTGCATAGGTGCCTTCACTGCAAACTCTTCAATACTACCTACACAATTAACATGTTCTTTTACTTCAAAAAAGTTATTGCTTTGTAGTATGACTAATTTACCATCTGGTATTAGATCATACCATTTTGAAAAGTTTTCAATATGCTCACAACTTGTATTGATAATTGTATCTGGAATATCTGTAATTGGATAACTCATTCTATTATTAGCGTTACTCCAATATTGCCAAGTATGTTCGTTGTAATTTATATCCATAATATTTTGTGTTAAAGACTTAAACTGCCATTCATTTTTGAACCAGGGCTTGTTAAATACTTCTGCAACGTCTACACAAGACTCATCAATGTCAAAAGATCTAACTTTATCTATGTTAATGCTACTTTCAAATAACATTGTAGCAAGTGTTGCATACCATCCTGCGCATAAAAATACAGTTCCTAAATTAACTTTAGTTTTTTGTAATTCTTCTACTAACCATAGTTTGCTTTCTAATTGACCACGACTAAAACAGTCATCCCATATTTTTGTGTCGTTAACAAAAAAGTTTTTAAATGCCGCAACAAATTGTGTGTCAATATATCTGTCAAGTATAGGCCAAAGTTTCCATGTATTATCTTCTAATACAAGTTTTCGTAAATCTTCATCGCCAACTAATCTAAAAATACTGTGTAAGTTTTCTTCTGTTATTGCACTGCGAATATCATCATTACCTTGTATTAATCTAAATAAACTATGTAAGTTTTGTTCAACTACTGCTTTTCTTAAATCTTCAATATCGCCTGGAAGGTTTCCTTCTACTAATCTAAAAATACTATGTAAGTTTTGTTCAACTACTGCTTTTCTTAAATCTTCAATATCGCCTGAAGTGTTTTCGTCTACTACTCTAAAAATACTATGCATATTTTTTTCGATAACTGCTTTACGTAATTCTTCGTCGCCATCAGTTAATCTAAATAAACTACTCAAATCATTATCAATATAAAGTCTACGCAGATCAGACAGATTGCTGTTATCAGAATATAACAATTCTAGTCTATCTAATAATTCAAACGTCTGCATCAAATTGTTCCTTTAACCATTTATAATTGTTTATTAACCCCAGATCAACGCCATTAGAAAGCCCGTACTTCCTGCCAGCAATAGCACCTTTAATAGCATATTCGCCGAAGGGAGCATCTCCTCCCACTGTTGTCCAAATTCGTAATCTTTCATTTGTTTCTTCCTCATTTTGTCTATCAATAATTTTGCTTGCTAGTTTTGTACACTCTCTAAATGCACTACGCCAAGTACTAAATTCGTCAACGTTAAATGCTGTAGTATTGCTAACATCGTTCATAAGCACAAAGTTATCACTAATACTAGTAGTCATATCTGGTTTGTTTACATCAACATTAATTGTTGCTTGTCTTGGAAATAGTTTTATTCCTCCATATCCATATATTAATCCATTTATAGGATTTTGGCTTCTCCATACGTGTACAGCATCTCTATATTTTTTTGGCGGAACATAACTAAAATCAAAATCATCTACAATATGTGCATCAGCATCAACTATATAAACCATTGGAGTAGATGCACGTTTTGCAGCTTCAATGTGAGCTTGATGTATTCCTTTTACTCCGTGTGTACGTTTTGCAAAAGGAAATTTTGCTAATAAATTATTCCAATTACGATCTGCTTCTTTTTCGTTGTAACTTATAAAAGCAATATCGTATCTAACATTACAGTTTATTTTACTATATGTATCGTTAAAACTAACCATTATTTTTTTTACAAACCTTTACAAAGTTGTTATATTCTGGAAACACTTCAGTAAAGTTTTTTCCTCTACGTTTATCGTACTCATTTATAAACTGTAAAAATTGTATCCTTTCTTTTGATACGTCAACTCCTTTTTTAAATCTAGCAACACAATCTTCGTATATACGATTTAATTTAATGTATTCATAATCACTAAATTTTTCTTTTCTATTGATCATATATTGTATACTAGTCTTTAGGTATTTGTCAATCGTTATTTTGTCTGCAATTTTAATATCTAAAAATTCAGGGTGTCTTACATATGCAAAGTCTGCAATAATCCTATTAATATTGCCCTCTTTTAACTTTGATATAAATCTTAAATATGTTGTTAACGATGGTAAGCCTAAAATATTAACAGCACTCATTAACATTAGTTCTGATGTGTTTGTATTATCAAGAAAGTATCTTAGGTTTTTAGAAAATAAATCCCAATCCATACCATCTCTACTATACTCTGCATGTTTGCCAAAACTTTCAGCACTAGCATACAACGAAAAATATTTTATCGATTTAGTGTCTTCTAACTGTTTAATCTTTTTTACAAACGTTTCCCATAAGTTGCCTGGAGGACATGCATTTGAGTTTATTGCAAAATGTAAGTCTGGTTGTGGATTTTCTAACAGATAATCAATCACTTTAAATGTATGCTTACTTAGTAGAGGTTCTCCTCCTGTAATACGAAATGTATACATATGTTTTACAGCTTCAGGAAACCATTTCCAAAATGCTTCAATATAAGGATTATCTTCTCTATTAGGAAAAGAAACTTCTGATTCTTTTATACTATTATAATGTGTTTGATATAGTTTATATGGGCCTTTTGATTTAATTTCTTCAGTCCACTTGCTACTAAACGCAGGTCCACAATATGAACATTTAAAATTACATACATTACTAAAACTAACTTCAACATATCTAGGATAAATGTCATCCATTGGATCACTATTAAAAATTAGTTCTTTATCTACTTGGCTCCAGTTTGCAGCACTTTTCCAAACTCTATCACTATATTCTTGTGTGTTATCTTCTATGCGCCAACAGTAATCACACTCTTTAGGACGCTTGCCTTCACGCATTTCTTTTCTGCGCATTTTCTTTTCAATAGTGTTGTGTAATGCACTAGGATTATTTTTAAGTTCGTCTAGAGGTATTTTATGAGCACCTACATGGTGACAACTATGTGTAATACCCGGACCTAGATGTATAGTAACTTGTGTCCATTTTGCAAGACACATACCGCAACCAATACTATCTAGTTCTTTTTTAACAGGTTTTAATAGTTTTATCTCATCCATTACTCGGGGTCAATCACAAACTGTTGTTGAGGGTTTCTACTTGGATTCTTATAAACAGTCTTAAAGAATTTACTTTGTTGTTGATCTAAAGGTGCTTGTGCTATAGGTATTTCTAATTCATTTATAATTGTTGCACCTAAAACTTCAATTGCTTCAACAAGTTCGTTTGTTGTTGAATCTTTTTTATTTTTCCATAACGTGTTTAAGTATTCAAAATCTCTTACATTTACAAAATCCCAGTCAGTACACATCGTCATATACAATCCTTCTCTTGCACCGTATACTGCCCACAGTCCATTATCTACATCTGCACCAACCATTAACCAAATCCATAGCCTATGTAAATTTTTCCAATGACCTTTTAAGAACTGTTCTTTGTTTAGTTTTGCTCCACGGTCAAGTGCCATTTTAACACCTTCACGGAACCCAGCACGCCAAGCCTGTTGAGGTGTTTCGTTATTATAAACTTCACTAAAACAACTATTTTGCTGTATATATTTAAGGTCCCAACAAAAATCAACTTGTGCTGCAACATTGCCTGGTTCTGCATTTTCGTGTGTACGCATATTTAATACATGTTCTTTAGGCCAACATTTAAGTCCTCCATTGCCGTACATTAACCCATTAATAATATTTTTTCCGCACCAACTTATAACACTTGTTGATAACTCAGGATGATTATTTAAATCTAAAGTTTGCTGTAGAAAATTAGAATTTATTTGGTTGTCGCCATCAACAGTAATAAATCGATCAGTTTCACTTAGTTCGGCACAGGCTTTGTGTGCTGCATCTGAGCCTTCTACACCATGTACACGTTTAGCCCAAGGTACTTTGCTAACTAAATCTGCATAATTTTTTTCAGCATTTGGTTCGTCATAACTAAGATATATAATATCATAATCAATTATTTTCATCGTATTTTCCTATTAGTTGAGCATGTTGTATAGAACTAGAATTACTTATAATAGCAACATTACTGTATTTAAAAGTTTTAGGTATTTCTATGCAGTCCTTTTGAACAAGTTCTTTTAAATTAACATTTAACGTGTCGATAAGTATAAACTTATTGTTCTTATCAACAATAAAGTATTTTTTAAAATTATCATCACGTGAAGCAATATCTGCTGACAAGATATTTGAAATATTACAATATACTTTCCAAGAGTCGCTACGCTGCTCAAACGTAATGCCATTGTCTATTGTTTTTACAGTAGGTATTATTCCTTTATGTTGAACAATATCATCTGCATCTGAGTGATGTACTGGAATAATATGTGTTTTGCCTTTAATAGTTAAATCATTAACAATTTTATATTCATGCACTTGTTTCTTTAACGTGTTAAATTCATTAAATATATCTAAACTTATTTCCATATTATTATAAGTTTCATGTTTGCTATTTGCAATAGAAATGATTGTGCCGTCTTCCTCGTAATGAATATAAAACATTATACCTTTTCCTTTAACCAAGTCAGAACATCTTGTGTTAAAAATTCATCTTCGACATAATGAAAGATTCCTTTTTGTTTGTAACCATTAATCATAATTGAATCATTTAAATCTACAGTTAAAAAATCAGTCCATTTTGCTGATGTAGCATAACAATTTTGTATGTATGGTTTCATATGTGTTACATTAAACAACTCAGTATCAATTGCAGTTTTATGTTGATCTAATATTTTTAATGCAATTGCAGCAGATAAATCTACACTATTCCATTTTTGAATATTACTTGGTGCATACTTTTTATAAAATAAATTATAATTTTTCATAATCAATTCTAACAAAATAAAAAATGCTTTTGTTTTTTCGCATTTACGAAACATATACATTGCAGAGTATACATTAGGCAAGTTGTTACTTTCAAATGTTTTTCTGTAATAGTTACTAGTAATAGTTTCATTACGATATGTGCTTACTTTGCCTGTAAATGTTAGTGCAGTTGAGTCTTGCCAATGAGTATCAACATTTTCTAAAACTAACATATCAGCATCAAACACCATTGTATTACGATAAGGCGTAGTATGATACAACTTCCATCTATTATCTATTTTCCAGTCTTTACGTTGTGCCGAGTCGCCCCACGGAATTGGTATAATCTTATCAAACACATCTTTGTATTCAGTTGCTACATCATCATTAGTAATTAAACTTATGTTTGTATTAGGGTTATGTGCTAGAATACTCAGTGCTAGTGCATATGTCTGTCTTACATAATCTGTTGTGTTATTATTTTGTGCTAGTACACATACTCCATTAGACATTTGAAAACTCCTTGTCTATGAATTCATTTAAACTAAACTTATTCATTACATGTATATTGCTTGCTGTTAGTTTTACAGCAAGATAATCGTAATCAATATGTGCAAGCATTTGTACATTTTCGTCTTTAATGTCTAATAAAATATCTTTGTCAGTTGAAACCCACATATCTCCAGGTAATTCTTTAGGCCAAATAGGCGATTCTCTAAATCCGCGCATCATATGAATTGCTATACTAAAAGCATAATCATTCCTAAACTTAGATTCGGTAATATCATACACTGTCCGGTAGTATTCGTAGTTTTCTTTTATATGACTAGTAAGATCAAATATTGTTTTAGCAGTTTCACTTTTTGTAAAATATAATATAGTTGCCCAATACATAGGAATACTTTTATCACTAATTCTTGTAAAGTCTATTTTTTTATTATTTGTGTTTATTAGCTCATAATTTTTTGCTATCATAAAGTCTTCTTGAGACGAAAAACATTCTAATAGTTTGTTGTTGAAGATTAAAAAATCAGTGTCAATGACTAGTGTCTTTTCAAAAATACTTAGATCATATGCACTACTTCTTGCTGAATTTTTCCATTCTAATTTTTTATTAGTATAGATTCCATTATAGAAAGTTTTTGTTGATCCTTGAGGTGCAGGTACATATGTTAATTCGTCAATATAATCTGTATAAAACGGAAATGTATCAGATATATAATCAACACCATCTGTAATTAATTGTACTGGTAAATTTAAATATTTCTTTACATTTTTTGCACAGTAAATTGCTTGTTTTATATAGTCAATACTTGAATTATTAAATGCAAATAAAACTACACCATTGCTCATAAACTTGCTAATCCTTCTACTGATCTATTAGACTTTATAGTTTTAAATTCGTTAGCATATTTACTAGATGCATGTACATAAGTTTCTAATAGTTCTTTATAAAATTCGTCTACATCATCTACATAAACTGGAACATCATTATCGTCAATTACAACCACTTGTTTTTCGCCCAGCGAAGCTAATAAATTAACAAAGTTAATAAAGTTAGGAGTAGCAACAAACTTATGACCATATGCATAATAGATAAGATTGCTTTTGTAATTTTTTAATAATATATTCTTTTGATTAGTCTGTGTTTCTATAAATTTAGAAAAATCAAGAGCTTTTTCTAGTCGTTCGTCCATAAGATCTCCTTGTATATACTGTTATAGTATACACTAAAACTAGATATTTGTCAAGTATTAAGTGAAAGTATTTGTGCCGCCAGTAGCTATAGTAGGAGCATTAACTTCTACTGCGGCTCCAGTAGGTCTAATATACGAAAATGCACTTGTTAATGTACCTGCTACATTTTCATCAACAGCTGGTCCTGTACCTGTTTGGTCGCCAGTATCGTTATCTTCGTATAACAAACGTATACGTAGACCATTTGTAATTGACCTTGCTAGAATTTTGTACCTATTTTCTGAATACGGATTTGCTGCGTTATTTTGCACATACAATTCACGCTCAGTACCATTTATATCGTAGTAACCATCATTATTACTAATTGTACCACTTGTACCAGTTTCTTTATAGGCATTTATATGGTTAAGTGCAATTACACTTGAATCTGATAACATTGTTTTCCACTGTAGTGTCTTTGCTTCGCTACCAGTATAAGAAAGTGTTGAACTCATTCTTAAATATCCGCCTGCATTAAAAAACGCTTTTGCATCATTTGCACTTGTCCAAGTAAATGTTACGTCATGAATTATTGTACCATTCCAGTTGGTTGCTGATTTTGATCTAGCAGATGTCGTTGTACTTTGTGCAGCTCCTAAACTAAATCTATTTGCATCGTTTGCAATAAAATTTGCTACAGTTTCATAATCATTATGAATTGCAGCTGTAATTCCTGTATCAGTGTCAACTGTGACTAACGCAGGAGCGGCTGGAGCAGCATTTGTCTGGTGTGTAAATGCCTTTGTTATGTCATCTTTCAATGCATTCCATTGTGATGCTAAAATTTTATCTCCTGGATTAACTGCTGGAGCAGTTGTAGCTTGTAAGTACCCTGCAGCAGCTGTTCCTGTACCTGATGGTGTTCCCATTACCGTAAGCATTTTACTACGTAATGTCGTATATTCCGATTCACCAATCGTTGTTCCTGCTGTTACTGCCATAATTAATCCTTTTCTTAAAGTACGTAGTTATTTATACTTTTAAAACACACTCTATTAATTTCTCTGATTCGTCTTCGCTTGATTCTAGTGCAATACCAACTAGTGCTGTTGATGCAATAGTTGAACATACACCATCTTCCCAAGCATAAACAGGCTGTCCTTTTGTTACAGTACCTTTTACTCTTACTGGAACACGCCCTTTAAGACCAATTGCTTGACCATCACAGTCGCTATTCATTAAGTATGCCGGTTCTGCAGATATAACACCAATACACATATTACTTGCTTTTGCTGCTTTTGCTTCTGCTTCGCCACCTACTGCCATTGCTGTACCTACTGGATACTCTTGATCAGTTGTATATTTTTCTGCTAAATCAGCATATCTTGCACTTGTTGCTGTACCTTGAAATAATACTGCATTTAAATTACCACTTGAATCACGCACTGCAACACTATTACCGGTACCAGTTCCTGTTGAATCAACCGAACCTGTTCTCGCGTTTCCACCAACAATTAGTGCAGATGCCTTTTCTGATATTCCGTAGAGGTTAGTTGCATAAACTGCATTAAATTTTTCAGTAGTACTACCTAAATCAACTAACTCGACTCCTGTTGCTGCTGCATTTAAGCCTGGTTTTATCTTTCCTGGCTCCATAGTTACTATATTAGTAAGAACTCCGCCTGTTTGTTTTGCTCTAAAACGTATCTCGTCACCTTGTGCGTTACTAATAACACCTTGGTTGTCGTTTTCAACAAATATTTTTAAATCTAATCCTGTACCAATTGCAATTCCTGCATCAGTTTGAAAGTTTGTAAGCTCTGAAAATACAGTTGGGTTTCCTGGATTAGCTTGCACATAATTACTTGCATCAACACCATTTAACTTTAATGCGTTAGAAGCAGTTCCCCAAAATCTTTGACTTCCACTTGTTACACCTGCTGTTGCATTTGTTGTATTTTTAAGAGTTACGCCTTGACGTACAATATCAAATCCAGAAATGGCGTTTTCTGAATCAGTTGAGTCAATAGTAAATTCACTTGGGCTAATAATAAAAATTACTTCGTCATTTACAGTAGCTTTTATAACTGATCTTGCAATAGCACCAGTATCTAGTACACTAGCACTTTGCATTTGTGTAATACCTGAACCTGCGTCTTGTGGACCAACTAGAACATAATCAGTTCCGTTGTAGACTTTTAGTTGTTCGTTTCCTGTATCCCACCAAAAATCACCAGTTGCTAATCCTGCCGGAGCAGTAGCACTAATCTCTGCGCCGCCTGTGGTGCGCCATTTTGTGCTATCATAAAATTTAAGTTTGCTGTTTACTGTATCAAACCATATTTGCCCTGTAATAGCTCTAGGTGGTTGGTTGCCACCAGCAAAGTTTTCTAATAAGAATACAAAGTTTTCGTTTTGTATCTCACCATACCCTGCATAGTTTTTACCAACTAACTTAATGTCTGTAGTCTGATCAATTGTCCCGTCTTGTACTACGGTTAATTGATTAGTGTTATATGTGTTAATTGTGTACGCCATAGTTTTTATAACCCTTTATTGTTATTAGTATTTATCGTAACCTACGGATAATTACTTGTGCTTGTAAATGTCCAAGTTGCTCCTGTTACAGTAAATACCATTGTATATCTAGTCGGTGTAAGTGTAACATTACCCGAAGCTGTATTAGCAGCCGCAATATCTTGTATTACTGTCTCATTTTGTGTGCCTGCTGCGTCAACAGCAATGCTTGATTTTTGTAGTGTTCCTGTAGCATCAGTTGTTACACTAATACCAATACCAGTTACAGTTGCCCCTGCATAACTTGTACAATGTATTCTTGCTACTGCATTTTCTCTCACACTTGATGCTGGAGAAATACTCTGTAATATGTTTTTTACATCTGTTATAGGACCATTTGATACTCCAGCCGCATTTGGAGTTGTTAGTCCAGTAATATCTAATGCAAGTGCTATATCTGTTCCTGCTGTAGAACTATCAACATATGCTTTTGTAGCAGCATCAGTATTACCTGTTGGTGTTGCTAGTCCTGTAATTTTTTGATTGTTAATTGTTATGTCACCAGTTGAGCTAATATTTAATGCTCCTGGAGAGCTAATACTTCCAAATGCTCCATTACCTGTTACACTTAAAGAACCTAAAGTACCTACACTTGTTAATCCGTTAGCAGTAGTAACAGTATCACCTAATTTAGTTTTAGATAACACTTGTACATTTTCAATTCTGTATTCTTTTCCTTGTATTAAATCAATATTTTGATTAAAAGTCCAGTTACCTGTACTGTTTACCCAATGAATATCTTTACTGCCATCAGTCGATCTTAATGTTATACCACCGCCATCAACTCCAGTATCATTTAATTCAGTACTATCATCTTGTATTCCTAATTCAATATTAGGATCTTGTACTCTCATAGTCTCTGTATTAAGATATGTAGTACTTCCTTCAACTGTAATATTTCCCCCTACAGTCAAATCGCCGCTAAATTTTCCGTCTCCAGTAACATCTAATGTTGCTGTTGGTGTATCTTGATATAAACCAAAACGTTGTGTACTTGTATCTAAAGTAAGTGCTTCAATATAATCGTTGCCTTGTGGAACACGAATTGAAAAATCATAATTTAATTGACTTAATTCAATTGTAGTTGTTGTGCCGCTATCTACTGTTTTAAACGAAGCATACTTACTGTCACCAAATCCTACTGTTAAACCTGTACTACCTTTTACAAATAGTCCGCCTTCCATTTGCTGATCAACTACTGCATTACTTGAGTCTCTTTCGTTAGTTCTTACAAAGTCAATTGAGCTAAAAGTATTTCCAGCATCATCTGTTAAGTTTTCTGCACTAGTAGCAGTTCCATGATATTTAAATCCGGCAGTATCAACAGGATTAAATCCTATTTTTATTTCACGTCCGACTGCATACGGAGCAATTGCATAAGCATTAGCCGGAGTAAAAGCAAACCTACTATAAAATCCAGCAAGCACTCCGCCAACGTATAATGCTACAACTGTTCTTGTTTGTGTACTTGTGTCTACCATAGTAACAGCTTCAAGTCCTGTTTTACCTTGTACTGCATTATATTGCGGTCCTACTACAGTCCAAACTGTGCCATCATACATTGAAAGACGTTTTTCGCTATTATCAATCCATAAATCCCCTGCTACAGGGCTTGTTGGCTGTGTTGCACTAACTGTAGGCGACCCAGATGTTGTAAAACTAGTTCCATTATATATTTTTAATCTATCATCACTTGTATCATACCATAGTTGTCCTTCTAAAGGATTGCTAGGAGCACTTGAAGAAGCAAAATTTTCAATAATTTTTACAAAATTTTCATTAAATGCTTCGCCAAACCCTTTATAGTTACGTCCAACTAGTGTTAAGTCTGTAGATGTAACATCTATTATTCCATCAGTAAGTTCTACTAACAAGGACCCGTCTGTTTTGTTTATTTTATAACTCATGATCCTGTGACTCCTGTGTAGATAATGTAATTAATTGTTTGATACGGATTAGTTATATCTAATGGTGCTCCAACTTCACTAAATCCGCTTCCTGTTGGAATAGCAACATCTCCACTTGACCCAAATCTTTGTGATAAATCTTCAGCTCCGGTTTGTAAGCTACTTGGTTGTGCATCAGTTGGAATAACTCCTCGACCGTCAACTTCACGATGTGCAAAAAACTGTTGTCCATCTGGTGCTTTTAAATCATGTTGGTGTTCTGGTAAGTTTTCAATATCAATAGTTTTAGAACCAGTTCCGTCTACTGCTCCTAATGTTTGTGAATTTACTGTATCAACCCTTGTTGTTTCTGCTGGTGGTACTGTAGTGCCTCCCATAACAGCACTACCCATTGGAAATCTTCCTCTTAGATCTGGTACAGAGAAAAATCCAGCTGTAGTTTCAATTTGTGGTTTATAATTATAATCAATTAACTGGAATAGCTGATTAAATACCCCTGTACTTAATTCTTGTCCATTACAAAACTTCCAACCTGCAGGTTCTGCATTTCCAGCATATGGCATAATACTACCAATCGGTGTAAGACCGCCTATTGCTTGGAATAGTGTTTGTCTAGTTATTCTTTTTAGTCCGGTATTATCACCTGTAGTTCTATCTATTAGTATTTCATCGTTAGATAAACTGTTATTAACTAATTCTTTTCCACTAATAATAGTGTTTTTTACACTTAAATTGAATTCTTTAACTCCGCCGCCTGTTTGTCCGTCAAAACTTTGTTCAACTGTTTCAACATCACCTGTAACTCTAAACGTAGTTGCACTTGTTAGCTTATCTGCACTTCCTGCTTTTCCGCTAACGTTACCACTTACTTGTCCTTCTAAGTTTCCTAAGAAAGTAGTAGCATAAACTTTGCGCCATTTTAAAGCAGCTGTACCTATGTTTCTAGCATTATTAAGATCGGGTAAAATTAAGTCACTTGCCGATGTATCTACAACTAAATCATTATTACCTAATGTAATTGCTTTTTGGACTGTAATATTTTCACCAACATTTAGTGTTTTAGCAACACCAACACCGCCTTTAGCAATAATACTACCGTTACTTATTGTAGTACTTTCAGTTGTGTCATTGGTTTTAATTGTGCCACTAGATAAAATGTTACCTGTTACATCTAATGCTTCATCGGGTGCTTCGTTATTAATTCCAACTCGTAAACTTGAGTCAACTCTTAAAACAGTATTACTGTTTCCTGCATTTCTAACTCTAACATCAATATTTGAACCTTCAATATTATGTTGTATTACACCAGCACTGCCTTCAATACCAATATTAAGTTCAGCATTAATACCATAAGCAATACCACTGTTATTTTGAATATTTAATGGACTAGTAGTTGTTGATTCTGCATCGCCTCTTAAGAAGTTTCCTGCTGGAATAGCTAAATTGTTTACAATTAAACTTTCAGATTTTTCAGCAATACCGTAAAACTTAACATTGTTAATTCCATCACCGTCTGTATCTCTACTTGCAAGGTTAATACCTGGACGTATAGGTGCGCCTGTAAATCCTGTAATTGTTGCTTTAGGAGTAAACTCACTAAAAGCAATTATAGCAACAATATTTGCTGCAACTTGAATTTCAATAACTGTGTTTTCTGCATTATCTTGACCGATAATTGTATTTGGTACAGCACCAGTTGTTAGTCCATCACTAAATTGCGGGCCAACTAGTATCCAACCACTACCACTATACAAGTATAATTGTTGGTTATCTGTATCAACCCATAAATCGCCAGTTAGTGAATTAACAGCATCAGGTTGAGTTGTACTTTTCTTTAGACCACCACTTGGAACCCAAATAGTGCCATCGTATACTAACAGTTGCTCTGACGAACTGTTATACCATAACTGTCCTTCAATTGGTCTATCTGGTGCAGTTGGTGCTGCAAAATTTTCTAATAAATGAAGTAAGTCTGTAGCAATTGCGGCGCCGTACCCAACACTGTTTTTTCCGGGTAACTGTAAACTAGTATCATTATTGATAGTTTGATCTTCAATTATTATGGGATTGTTTTCGTTACTATCAGTAAATTGTATTGTATATGGCATTCAATTATCCCTCGTTAAAACCTGTTAGACTTTGTATTCTCACAGTGTAATCAATTTGTATCAATCTATTCAATGACTTTTGTACAGGATGGAAAATTACATGTGTAAGTAATCTACCTGTGCCGTCTGCACTATATGCTTTTAATCCTAATTCGTCAAATACATATAAACTTTCTGAGTTAGTTGCAGTATCAAATGCATCTTGACCTTCTGGTTCACCATAATCTAACAAACAAGTTACTAATACATCAGTATAGTTTGTTCCGCTAACGTGTCTTGTTTCAATTTTATTTCTTGCAGGATCTAAATTGTTAACACTACGATCATCTACTACTTTAGTAAATGTTTCGTTATACAAACTTGCATTTGTACCTGTTGAGTTTGGTGTTAGGTATGTAATAATACCTGTATCATCAACGCTTGTACCGCCGTTTCCGAACCCCATTTGGTAAATCCAACCAGTACCAGCATTTCCTATACTTTCTGCTAGGCTTATACTCATATTTTCATAATGGATAGCATTATTTTTATCCACTATTACTTCTCCAGTTTCTGGATTGTGTATTTTGATGTGTCCTTGTATTAACACACCGCTATTTTCATTTATTTTATCTGTCATTTGTTATACATCCTGCTGTTGTATTTATCGCGGCAAGTCAACTGTTGAGTCACGTAAGAATCTAGCTATGTCAGAATCTGCTTTACTCAGTTGAGTACCTGGATTTGTCCATATTATACCGCTACGTCTTACAACAGTTACCTTAACGTTTTCTGTTGGGGTTGTGGTTAATGTTAGTGTAGAACCATTCACACTAAACTCTGCCGGAAGTGTAACATCACCTTCCGGACTATCTTGATATGTTGGATTTAATGATACGTAACTACTAATTGCGTTTTTACGTAAACGTTTGCCGCCAACAAATACTTCAAATTCGTTAATACTACTTGCAACAAAATCTAAAGTATACGTACTTGATGTACCGTCTGCTATAAACTGTGTTGTAAGTGTTTCGTCTTTGTACGGCATCACTGATGTCAAGCCGCTGTTAAACACTGTAGTACCTTCAATATGTGTATCTTTTACACCTGTACCTAATGTACCACGTCTTAGTTGACTCAATACATTGTCGTTTCTTACAAAATATTCTATTCTTTCGCCATCTATAAATATTACACCTGGAACA